GTGGTGTAAAGTAGCGCAAAATTTGTCAATGTAGTTTGTCAACTTGTCAAACTACTTTGACAAAAAAGCGAGTAAATTTGGAGGTGGTGATCTTGCTTGTGTCAGTTAAGAGCCTGTATCGGATTCGGACAGAACTTGAACAAGAAGGAATTTTCATCACCCCCGACTGGCTCTATCACATCGCGAGGCGTCATTTTCGTTTGCGTGTTTGCAAGGAAACTTATGAGCGGGAGGTTTATGGTGTAGATGAAGACGATGCTGAACGCCTTAAGGAACTTGTTCGTCAAGCGGTCACTCGTTCTCGGCGTCGTAGATCCAGCGCTGAGAAAGGCATTGAAACGGAGAAAGGGTGAAACGGAGAAAGGGAGAAAGGAAGAGAAAGTGGCGGAGTTTGTCGCTTCGTTGAAACTTCCAGACGGAAAGGATTTTCTCTGGGAAGGACATGAGGATTTGAAAGCGATTGCGGAAGATAATGCTCAAATCGTCATCGTTGAGAAAGCAGCACAAAAAGGCGTAACTGAGTTAATGCTTCGCGTTCAATTTTGGCTCTGCAAACAAGGTTTCTCATCAGCATACTTCCTTTCTTCCCTCCGTTTCCTTCGGCTGCAAGTTCAGCGACGGGTTGAGCCACTAATTCGGGCAAATCCTGTTTTGCAGAAAGCGCTTGTTGAAGGTGCTGAAAAGGAGTTGCTCGGTGAGGAAGAAGTTGAAGGGTTGCCAAAGAAATATCGCTTGCGAGACAATCTTTACCTGAAGCGTCTATGGGAAGGATGGCTTCTTTACATGCCAGTTCAAAGTGAAGCAGATGTTCGCATGTTCCCGCTTGACGCCATCTTCGTTGACGAAGTTGAGACGCTGAACCCATCCTTGACAGATGCCCTTCAAGAGCGGCTCTATCACTCACCCTTGAAGTGGGAACGATGGTTCAGCCAACCGACTGTTACTGGTTACGGCATTGACGAACGATTTGCGATGACGGATCAGCGGTATTGGCATTTGAAATGCCCAAAATGCAAGCAATGGTTTGCATTGGAAGAACATTTCCCGAAGGTTTTAATGGCAACGATTGAAGGCAAGCCAGTTTTGTGGGGAGGCGACTGGGACGCAACGCAGTGGGATCGGCGTTGGCAGTTCGTCTATTGTTGCCCATTCTGCAAAACCCTAATCCACAGTTTTCAGCCACTTGACAAACAATGGGTTGCAAAATATCCCGACCGTGATGCTCATGGCTACCACTTGACACAACTTTACTCGGCAACGATGACTGCAACGGATGTTGCAAGGTTGTGGCATCAATCTCAATTTTCGCTGCGACGCAAAGAACGATTTTTCAACTCGGTTTTGGGCTTGCCCTATAGTGGCGGTGAGCGTCAACCAATTTCACCAGAAAAAATCGTCTACGGTAGCCACGACTTAGGCATTTTGAGTGAATTGAATCGTCGCTTTGCTGGCTTGGATGTCGGTGATAAGTTGCATCTCATTGTCTTGGAACAATTGCCCGATGGTGCTTTAGCACTCGTTTGGGCTGAAGAAATCAGCGGGGTAGACAAATGGGAGAGGGTTGCTCAAAAGGTTCGGTCGCTGAAAGTTTCAGCAATTGCCGTCAACGCAATGCCATACAAGGACAGCGCCAAAAAACTCCTTCGCCAACTTGCCCCTGAAATTCGTGGCGTCCTCGTTTACGATACTGGCGGGCAAAAGATGTCAATAGGCGAAGAAGACAAAGAAACAGGACAACCAATCAAGACGATTTCAATTCCGCGAGTTGAGTTGATGGACGGAACCGTTGATGCGGTTTTGTCGGGTCGGATCATCTTCCCACGAAAAAACATCCCCATCACTGAGCAAGTTGTCAAGCATTTACAGAACTACATCATTGAGATTGACGAGAACGGTAAGCGTGACTATGCCAAAGGTCGTGAAGATCACTTCGGAAGGGCAATTGACTACGCTCGCATAGTCGTTGAAACCGCAAGGGCACTAAGGGCAATGCCAGCAGAGCCGATACGGGCTAACTGGTTTGCTGGAACGCCTTATGTTCCTTCCTTAGGGGGTGTTTCATGGTGAAGCCAATTAAGTTCGTTGAAGCGCTCCAATTCGCTGACTGGATCAAAATCCTGCCCAAAGGCGTTTTCAAGCGTGACGGTCGGACAATCAAACTTGACGATGCTTTTCTGCTTGCAATCAAACGAAACTTTGATGCTGGCGTTTTAGGTCGTGATGTCCCCGTCAACTTTGAACACCAATACACAGCACTCGGAGCAGCGGGTTGGGTTAGAGCATTGGAAGTTCGCGAAGATGGGCTTTATGCGTTGATTGAATGGACGGACATCGGAAAGGAAGCAGTTGAAAAGCAAAGGTTCAAGTATGTCAGCGTTGAGTTAGGCGGAGCCGTTGACCCGCGAACTGGCAAAGTTTTGGGCGAAGATGTCTTGACAGGGATTGCATTGACAAACAGACCATTCTTTAAAGGCTTGACAGCACTTGCAGCAGCCGACCCGGATTGGACAGCAAACGATGACCCGCTGCAAATTCCCATCCATGAAGATCGTGATCGCGAATGGGATGCTGATGCAAGTGAAAGAAGATGGAGGCAATGGGTTTCAGAAAAAGACCCAAGCGAATGGGGAAGCGATGAGTGGCGTAAATATCGCCGAAGATTCCTCGCTTACGATCGGGCAAACCCTGATTTGTTCGGCTCCTACAAACTCCCCGTCGTTGACATTGTGAACGGTCAACCACGCGTGATTTTCCGGGCTGTCGTTGCAGTTCTTGCAGTCTTAGCAGGCGCTCGCGGTGGCGTTGATTTGCCAAGTGATGTAAAAGAGCGCGTTCGGTCAATAGCCGAACGCTTGAGAAGCAAGTTTGAAGGAGGTGAGAGCATGAGCGAGGAAAAGCAAATCGCTCATGAGCCGCAAGTGACCCTTGATCCTGCAAAAGTCGTTGCGCTTGAACAAGAAGTGCAGCGGCTCAAGGCGGAACAACGCAAACGCCAATTTGCCGACGAGTTGTCTTCACTTCGCTTCAGCGAAGGCAAAGTCGCTCTCGCCCCAGCTAGTCGCAACAAGTTCGTTGAGGTTCTCGCGGAGTTGAACGACGAACTTGCGGGCAAGTTGATGGATGCAATTAAGTCCATCCAATTTGTCCCGCTCGGCGAATCTGGCTTTGCCGCAACGGAACTTGACGAGAAGACCGAGACTTTACAGAGTTACGCTGAGAAAATTGCTCGCGAACGGAACTTGAACTTCATTGAAGCAATTCGCATTGCCGCATCGGAGCGTCCCGAACTTGTCTTCAGCGAATACCAAGTCAAAAAGTGAGGTGATGAGAGATGGCAACTTACAAGGAAGCGTTAGTCATCTCGTTCATTGCGGGGGCTGATTTGCGAAACTACCCCTTTGCCCCAGTCAGGCTTGACACTAACGGACGGGTAGTTCTCGCAGGCGCGAACGAACGAGCAGTCGGCATCCTTCAGAACAAACCAAACACCGGAGAAGCCGCGTCGGTTATGGTCTACGGAATCAGCAAGGCTGTCGCTGCCGGAGCAATTTCCGCAGGTAGCCCGGTTATTGCGGCAGCCAACGGGCGTGTCCAAGCGGCAGGAACTTTCCACAATCACGGTGCTGCTTCGTCCAACCCGCCTACTGCACAACAACGAATAATTGGCTTCGCCTTGACGGCAGCGACGGCTGCCGGACAGGTTATTGAGGTCCTGCTTGCACCATTTGAGTTCTAAGGAGGTGAAAACGAATGCCGCAAGTTACCGATGTCCGTGATGTGATTCTCGTTGACCCAGTGCTGACTCAAGTTGCGATTGGTTACCGCGTTCAAGGCGCAGTTGCAGAAAACTTGCTGCCTACCTTGCCCGTTTCGTCCGTAAGCGGACAAATCGCCAAGTTCGGCAAGGACGCTTTCAGGCGTGAATCGGCGAAACGAGGGCGCGGCTCTCAATCAAGGCGGGTTCAATGGTCAGTTGAAAGTGTCAAGTTCTTCTGTGAAGAATACTCCCTTGAAGTTGCCGTTGACGATCGTGATGTCGCAGCCAGCCAGAACCCCATTGACCCCTTTGTCGCTGCGACGACTCGCTTAGTTGACACTTTGACGCTGGACGCTGAAGTGAGAGCGAGGGATGTAATCGTCAACACCTTGACAACCGAAGGCTATCGCACCGTTCCATCCACAAAGTGGGATCAAGCAAATTCAACGCCCATCAATGACATGAAAAACGCCATCAACGAGATTGCTCGCAGGATTGCAGTTCGCCCAACCACTGTGGTCATTTCCCGACCAGTGTGGGAGGTTTTGATTGAACATTCACAAGTTGCCGACCGACTGAAATTCACCAACGCAACCTTCTCAACTGAAATCCTTGCTCGGTGGCTTGAAGTTCGTGAAATCGTCATCGCTGACATGGTAATGGACACATCCGTTGAGGGAGAAGCCCCCAACTTGGAGTATGTTTGGAGCGATCGTGTCGTCATCGCTTATGTCCCGCAAAGACCTGCTATCAACCAACCCGCATTCGGTTACCGACCAACCTTCACTAACTTCGTCGTTGAGCGCTACCGTGAGGAAGCATCAAGGAGCACTATCATCCGAGTCCGACACGAAGTCACTGAGGTCATCACTGCTGCGGAAGCAGCCCATTTGCTTGATGATGTCCTTGCAGCAATTTAACGCTGAAATTGGCTTCTGACGGGCTCTGAGCGGCAGGGGGGTATTCCGATACAGGGGTGCCCCCTTGCAGGCGATTGTAGGGCAAAAGTTTCCGCAAAAATGC